GATTTATTATTGGTGCCACTGATGGAGGTGATGGTACATATCCTGGTATTGGAGTTGGTCAAACTGGTGGTAGTGCAAATACTGTTTTAATTGGTCACACGCACTCCTACGTCGGTCATACTTATCCTGGTTCAGGTCCTGAACAGAACCAGTCAGGTAGTCCAGAGGATAGAACAACATTCAATGTTAGTAAAACTACTGGAACCACTGGTATAGATGAATCTGGTGCTTCGAATGATAGTCAAACTGGCACAAATGCTAATTTACCACCATATTATGCTCTCTGCTACATCATCAAGCACACTGCTACTGCATCTACTACTGGTATTGGTTCTACTGGTAATGGTATTACTATCCAAGATGAGGGTAATCCTTTATCCACAGATGCACTTATATTAAATTTTGAAGGTTCTGGAGTAACAGCAACAGGAACTGGATCAACTAAAACTATTACTATTAGTGGTGGTGGTGAAGCTCATTTAACAGTGTTTATTAATAGTGGTACATTTACTCCACCAGCAGGAACTTCTAGTCACATTGTTTGGGTAACCGGTGGCGGAGGAGGTAGTGGTGCTGCTACTGGTGAATATGATGATAGTTCTATCAATGGATTTAGTGGTAGTGGTGGGGGAGGAGCAACTGTTGTTCGTAGATACAATTCTGCTGAAATGGGAAATTCGGCATCAGTTACGGTAGGTGCCGGAGGAAATGGTGGAATCAATATCACTGGTAGTGGTGGAACAGGTGGAACCTCTACATTTAATCCTGGTGGAACTGGTACAACACTCACTGCTAACGGAGGTGTTGGTAGTGGTTTTGCTAATGAAACTACTACTAATGGAGGTGCCGGTGGAACTGGAAGTGGTGGACAATATGGTTTTAATGGTGGTAACGGAGTGAGAGGAAACTACGGTGGTGACTCTGGACATTATGAAGAAGGAGGTAACTCTTTTTACGGACAAAATACATATGGTTCTGGAGGTGATGGTAGAAGAAGATATGCTAGTGGCACCCAGAATGGTCAAGCTGGTAATGGTGGTATTGTTGTTGTTAAATCTTTCTAATGCTTCGTAATCCAATTGATATTATTACTGTATGCAAAATACAGAAAATAATTGAACCTTATGTAAATTCAATAATTTCTAAACAGAACTATGTTTCTGATTGGCAATATTATATTTCTGAGGAATATCTACTTAATTGTTTTGGTAAAGATATTCCTAAAAATATAGATAATAATATTTTTAGATTATATGAATATGTCGCAATGCATGATCAATTAATTGATATTGTTGAAAAGTCTTATCCTGACTATGAGGTAATAAGAAGTGGAGACTTTCATTATCCTAAGACAGGATATATGGGATGGCACACAAACCATGACAATCCCCTTGAAAGAGTTTATATTACATATGCAACTGAAGAAAGAAAGTCATTCTTTAGATACTTTGAGAATGGCAAGATAATTACTGATTATGATAACAAAGGTATAACAGTTCGTCAGTTTAAAGTTACTGGTAAACCACCATACTTTTGGCATTGTGTTGGTAGTGAATGCGATAGACTAAGTTTCGGGTATACACTAAATAAAAATAAAAACAATGGCTAGGTATGCACTCGTTGATGATAATAATATTGCTGTAAATATTATTGAATGGGATGGTGATACTTCAGTTTGGGCACCACCAGAAGGTCAAACTGCCGTAGCAATCGGAACAAGTGCTGTCGGTATTGGTATGACTTATACTGATACAGGTTTTATTATCCCCGAATCTGAAAGTGGTGAAATATCTCCCGAACTAAATTGGGCACAGATAAGAGAAGTAAGAAATTCCTTACTCGCAGACAGTGATTGGAGAATATTACCAGATAGTCCTTTAAGTGATGAAAAAAGAGCAGAATGGTATACCTATAGACAGGCATTAAGAGATTTACCTGCCAATACTAGTGATCCTGCAGATCCAACGTATCCTGTTCCACCGTTATAAAGAACTAAAATTTCAATAAATAATCAAAAAAGTAGATAATGCCTATAAAAGTACGTGAAAGTGGACAGTGGGTCGAAGTATCAGGAGCTCCTGCTGCTCCTGGAATGTCGCATTCCGACAAAACCAGTGCTTATACACTGACTGCATCGGATGACAATACATTAATTACAACAACCTCAAATGTTACTATCCCATCTGGTGTTTTTAGTCCTGCAAATGGTACGACCATTTATAATAATTCTGCTTCAAGTATACAAATAATTCCAGCAGGTGGTGTTACATTGAGACTATCTGGTTCCAATATAACTGGAACGAGAACTTTAGCACAGAGAGGTGTTTGTACTGTTCTGTGTGTGGCATCCAACGAATTTATAATTACAGGTTCGGGACTCGCATAATGTTACCAATTCAAGCAGTTAATGGTTCTACTTCCAAACACGCTTTTTCAGCAGATGGAGGAAGGACAACGACAAGTACATCCTATCTTGCTCGTGCTGGTAAAGATGATTTTCAAAACGTATTAATCGAACCGGGAACAGGAAACATCTATGCAGTAGGTGATCGTTATACTCAACCATCTGAAGATGGCAACACTCCTACAAATCATTATTCTCGAAGAGCAGTAATAATGAAATTTGATAGAATGGGAAATATTCTATGGATTAGAGAACTCTCAAAGGATGGTCTGCCAAATGATCCATCTACTGGTTCTGTCTGGAGAAGAGAGGATAGATTTTATGACTTGTGTCTCAATCCTATAACTCATGAAATTTATGTTGCAGGAACTACAACTTCAATGCAGCAAGATGGTTATAACTGGTCAAGAAATGCAACTGATTGTTTAGTAGCAAAATATAATAGTTCAGGAACTCTTCAGTGGCAAAAATTTTATGGAAGAGATTATTATGAATGGGGATCTGGTGGTGGAAGTTGGTATTTCTACTCTGATGACAGATTTGAACATTGTGCTTCATTGACTGATGGTAGATTTGCTGCTGTTGGTGGAACATATAATAATGGAGGTTCTGGAGTTGGGGCTATAAATTCTAATGTCATGCTTACTGTTTGGAATAGTGATGGTACTGTTTCATGGTCCAAATGGATAAGTGTTAATGGCACTCAAAATAATAATTCAAGTAATGTTGGCAGCACTTCTGTTGATGGTATAGGTGTTGATGGTTCAAATAATGTTTATATAGTCCTTTATAGTAATCCCAACACTCACCTTGTAAAATTTAACTCAAGTGGAACTGTGCAGTGGAAAAAAACTTGGTCATCTAACATTGGGTTTACTGATACCATAGCCGTCACAAAAAGTGGAGACATTTTTGTTGGTGCAAATTCGGGTTCGTTTGGATCATATGTTCCAGGAATGATGAAACTAAACAGCAGTGGAACAGTTCAGTGGACTAAAACATTTACTGGAGCAAATTTTGGGGGTGATCATATGTTCGTAGATCAAGAGGAAAATGTATGGCTTAGAGGTACTTCGGATAGCACTGCAGTATGTGTAGATAGTAATGGTAATGTGGTTAGAGCAGTTTCAGTTGATACTAATTCGGCAGGAGGATGGTTTCGTGGATTTGCTGTAAATGAGGGATATATGACTGTTCTTTCTACTAGTATAAAAATTGGCAGGAATCAATCAAATGGTAGAGAGATGAATTTAGGTCTGTTCCAATTTGATGTAAGTGGGTCTAACAATGGTTCGTTTACACATACAAATACTGATAATACAACAAATACTGTTACGATATCTACTCCATCAATGTCAGCTTCTAATCAGTCAAATCCATCCGTAAGTAATTCGGGTGTGAGTGTTATAAATTATCCAGGATCTCAGAGTTTGAGATTTAGCAATGGTTCTTGTACTGACTTTACCAATTCATCAATATACTATAACAGAACACTAACGGTATGACACCAGCAGAAGTTTTAACAAAAATAAAAGATTTTCTAATAAGTGATGGTATGATTGCGACTGATGAGGCAGCACAGTCTTATATTGATAGTCGCGTTAATGAATGGGATATTACAGAGGATGTAATATCTGAAATTGGTGGTGATGAAATAGTTAATATTATAATTCAAGAATTAATGAATGAAGTGGAAAAGAAACTTGCAACGGGAATCATTAGTGATAAAATTCAATATTATGCTCTTGCTACATCATGAAGACTTGACACCCATGCCCGAATGCCCTATAATATCAAGGTAATCAACGGAACACCATGCAACGCACTGAAGAATACGTCGAAAGTATCGTGATTGACATTTGCTCTCGTTCATTCCTTCTCATGAGTGATCAAGGAGATGAAAAAATCGTAGAATGTGACACCACAGACGAGTTTATGTCAGTATTAGATGTTGTCACTGCTAATTTGAATGATGACCAAATTGAGTATGCTGAACTTGCCGTTGCATGATAAATAAATCAACTATGAAATATTGATGGAAGTTTTTACATTACAAGAATGGGAAGAAAATTTTGATGCATTATTCAAAAGAGTTGAAGAAGGAGAGACAATAGGTGTTATGAGAGAAGATGGAAAAGCAGCAGTGTTTATGCCTGCTGATGAGGCAGAGTTTCTGCGAATACACACAACAGACAATAACGACGCTGATTGATGTATTTGGGACTATCGCATATTGGTTAATGCCCACTGCTTATAACGGTGTGAACTGGGTTCAATTCCCAGTAGTCCTATTGCTCCCTTAGCAATCTGGTGAATGCACCGAACTCATAATTCGGCTGAGGTGAGTTCGATCCTCACAGGGAGCACCAGGGTGATTGGCGCAGTGGTAGCGCAGTTGCTTTACACGCAATTGGTCACTGGTTCGAATCCAGTATCACCCACCTTGCGAGTATGGTGGAATCGGTAGACACACCAGACTTAAAATCTGTTGACCATTACGGTCGTGGGAGTTCAAGTCTCCCTACTCGCACTATATAAAGAAAAGGAGATATCATGTCTCAGAAATACAAAGCTAGCACTGCCTATTGTTGGTACAATGAGGCAAGTATAATTGTCAAAATGTATTTCATAAATGAGATTCCATTCACCTTTGATGAGATGCCCGATGGACATCTTTATGATCAAGATCTAATTAAAGAAGCAAATAAAAACCAATCATTTGATGCAGAAGATCTTTACAGAAATTCTAATTATTTAATTGAAGAAGAAGCACATCCTTGCTTTTTTATGATGGACATTGATAATCCCGAAAATTTACCGGATGAGGCACATGTTTCGTATGATGAGGAGGATTTGCTCGGATAAATAAAACATAGAAATAGTATAGAAGCAGAAATACAATGCCTCTGAATAAGTTAGATTCTATCATAAAGAATACTGAAGGTCGCATATTATACGTTAGTCCATCTGATTTGGACTCAACTGATAGTATCACTAATCAGGGTAATTCACTTGCAAGACCATTTAAAACTCTACAGAGAGCATTAATTGAATCTGCGAGATTTTCATATGTAAAAGGAAATAGTAATGATCTTACTGAGAGGACGACGATTCTTCTCATGCCTGGTGAGCACATAATTGATAATAGACCGGGATATAGTATTGATAGTACAGGATCTATTGCAACTGCTGATGGATCTGTCGTAAGATCATTACCTTTGACATTAGACACTGTTTTTGACTTAACACAAAAAGATAATGATCTTTACAAGTTTAATAGTGTAAATGGTGGTGTAATTGTACCGAGAGGAACTTCAATCGTTGGTCTTGATCTAAGAAAGACCAAACTGCGCCCACTTTATGTTCCAAATCCAACTGATGATAATGTAGATTACTCTTCTATATTCAGAATTACTGGAGCATGTTACCTTTGGCAATTCTCTATTTTTGACGGTGATGAATTTGGAACGGTTTATACACAACCAAATAATTTTGATTCAAAATCATCACCAACATTTTCTCACCATAAGCTCACAGTATTCGAATATGCTGATGGTGTAAATGAAGTTGGCAATAAGGGGTTGACAGACCTTGAGATGTATTATGCTAAACTTTCAATAGCATATGCGACTGGATCTGGTAGATCAATTGATAGTGATGATGTATTTCCAGCTAACTCATTAGGTTTCAATCCAAAGAGACCAGAATTTGAAATTGTAGGTGCATTTGCTCCTGATCCAATTACTATAACATCAATTCAGGCAGGTGATGGATTAACAGCAACTAGAAGAATTACGGTTACCACACAACAACCACATGGTTTAAATGCGGGAACACCAATTAGAATTAAAGATGTAGCCGATTCTGCATATAATATCTCCACAAAAGTTACAGAAGTTGATGTTGATAATGATAACGTTTTCTTCTATAGTATTGAAGCAGATCCATCATTTGTTAATCCTGGACCATTTACAAGTCAGGGCACTGTAACTATCGAAACGGATACAGTTACTGGAGCATCTCCATATATCTTTAACATCTCTATGAGATCTGTATGGGGTATGCAAGGTATGCACGCCGACGGAAGTAAGGCAACTGGTTTCCGTTCAATGGTTGTTGCTCAGTTTACGGGTGTTTCACTGCAAAAAGATGATAGAGCATTTGTAAAATATAATCCTTCTAGTAGAACATATGATCCCGGTTCATATGCTTCTGGCACATTACAAACCGGATCAGAACTATCTGCCAAATCATCATCAAGTGGATCAGTTTTTCACTTAGATTCTGAAGCAATTTATAGGCAAGGTTGGGAACAAACTCATATCAAAATTACAAATGATGCTATTGTTCAGGTAGTATCAGTCTTTGCGATTGGATACAATAAACATTTCTCTGCCGAGAGTGGTGGTGATGCTTCAATTACCAACTCCAACTCTAATTTTGGACAGTTATCACTAGTTTCAGAGGGGTTTAAAAAAGAATCCTTTGATAAAGATGATAAAGCATTTATTACACACATCATTCCACCAAGAACGATTGAATCTACAGAAGAAGATATTGATTGGTTAACCATTGACCAAAATGCATCGAATACAACTTCAAGATTATATATTTTCGGATTCAATAATGAGCAAGTAAAACCACCAGTTCTTACTCAAGGATATCGTGTTGGTGCAAAAGTAAATGACAAACTTTTCTTAGGAACTAACTCCGCAAGTATCACAATGCCGAGTGGTGCATCTTCATTTGAAGAGTATTCTGTTGACGCACCAAGTAATAGCACATTTACAGTTTCTAATGGTGGAACTCATAACTTAACAACTGGTGAAAAAGTTATCATTATTAGTGATGATGGAGATTTACCAGAAAATTTAAGAACAAACATAGTTTACTTTGCAATTGCTACTAATAATACGACAATTAAACTTGCTGCATCAGAAGCAGAGGCAACCTCCGGTGAAGAAATAACAGTATATGGTGGAACAAGTCTAAAAATCATTACAAGAGTTTCAGATAAAAATGCAGGAGATGTAGGAAGTCCAGTTCAGTGGGATGGAAATGGAAGTCAATGGTATATTAATGTAAGTAGTTCCGATAATACGATCACAAATACACTTGTCCCTGGATCTGGAGCAACTAATGAAGCATCTACTATTAAAAGAAGATCAGATAATAGAAGTCTTGATGAAAAAATATACAAACTTAGAGTTGTAGTTCCAAGTCAATTATCAAATGCAAAGACACCAGAATCTGGATTTATTATTCAAGAATCCAAATCAACTGGAATAAGAAGTGATTCTGATTCTTCCGCGATCAGTATTAGCACTGCTGATTATGATTTCAATCGTAATCCAAGATTTATCAGCACATGTTCGTTCTCATCACCAACAGTTACAGTTGTTGCAGAACTTCCTCATAATTTAAAAACTGGTGATTCTGTTATTATCAAAAATGTCACAGATTCTACAAACACTGATGGATTAATTAATAAAGGATATAATGGAACCTTTAATGCGACTGTTGTTGATGACCTGACATTTACTTATACAACATCAACGACACCTGGGGCATTTACAAATAATGTAAATAACAGAACTACATCTCTTCCAAGATTTGAAAGAAATGATCTTCAAGAAAACTTATACATTTATAGAAATGAAATTATTTCAGAATATGATGAAGGTGATCAGAATGGTGTCTATCACATCTATGCATTAAATGCAAATAATTCAATTGAAAATCAGTTTACAAATTTAAAATATAGTCAGAATGTAACTGATCTTTACCCACAACTTGATAGAGATAACATCAATGATAATCCCAATTCTTCTAAAACATATGCATTAAGGTCTCCAATAGGAGAAGTTCAAACAGATGATCTGAAGAAGAGTGTCACAAGAGAAACAACTGATAAGTTCTTAACTACTTTGGGTATTGGTCTTGACGTATCATCAGTTTCAAATCCAACATCAACATCTCCAACAATTGTTTTTGATAGAAATCATGGTTTTGCAGGTATTGTAACTGGATCTATTGCAGGAACAACTTTAGGATTTACTGCTGGAACTTACTATAATGTAAAAATATCTACACCTGCTGATGCAGTTTCAAATCCCTCATTATTTGATGGAAATTGGAATGGAGCAACTGCAAAAGTAGTCGTTGCTCCTGCAGGAAGTATAGACTCCGTAGAAATAATGAATGGTGGTTCCGATTATTCTGCAGGAACATACTTCTTAGATAACCGTGTTATTGGTGCAGGAACAGGCAATAATTTTGATGTTGTAAATAGTGGTATTTCTTCTGTAGTTGGTCAAGTTGTTCAATTTACTGGTGTTGGAACTGCAACGGATACATATCATCGTATTACTGGAGTTACTGCAAGAAATAGTGTTTCTATTGCAAGAACAACTGGAGACCCTGTAATTGGATCAGGACATTATGCACTTATAACAGGACCATCTGTTGCATTCACTGCAGATTCAACATCTGGAATTGTAACTGCAACAGGTCATGGATTGACAGTTGGTAACAAGTTTAGAGTTATTGATGGTAGTAACAATAATGTTGGAGATTACATTGTCGGTGTATCCACATTAACCAATGAATTTGAAGTTAGTGGTGGTATTGGAGCAGTATCTGGTTTCATTTTGAAACATGGATTGTCATCCAATAAAGGTGTTTCAGATAGAACAAATGAAAATCTACAAGCAAGAGGAGTTACTATTTTTGATGGTGAAATATTAACACTCACCGAATCTTCAGGTATTACAGCTTCTACGACATCATTCTCCGTGAGTGGTGCTCAGGGTGGAGTCATTGAAAGATTCCCACTTGGAACTTATATTCAAGTGGACAACGAGATTATGAGAGTCGCAAGTAATAGTCTCAGTGGTGTTCCTGCAGATAAAATTACGGTAATTCGTGGAGCACTTGCAACCAGAGCAACAACTCATCCCATAAACTCTGTAATTAAGAAGATTAAAATTCCTGCGATTGAATTCCGCAGACCATCAATTCTTCGTGCATCTGGGCATACATTTGAATATCTTGGATACGGTCCAGGTAATTATTCTACAGCACTTCCACAGGTTCAGGATAGAACTCTTACCGAAAGAGAAGAATTCTTATCACAGGCACAAGAAAGATCTTCTGGTCTTGTTGTTTACACTGGTATGAATAATAAAGGTGACTTCTTTATTGGTAACCAGAAGAAATCATCCGCAACTGGTGAAGAAACTAATTTTGATATTCCAGTTCCAACAGTGACTGGTGAAGATCCAGCAAGATTAAGTGCCGTATTTGATGAAGTAACGATAAAGGAAAGATTAGTTGTTGAAGGTGGTAAATCGAATCAAGTCTTATCACAATTTGATGGTCCTGTTAATTTTAACAGTGACATTAAAGTAAATGGATTAGCTAAATTTATATCAACTTTAAAAATAACTGATGGTACTAATAATATTTTCAAAAATCCAAATACTGGTGCACTACAAATTGATGGAGGAGTGGGTGTCAATAAAAATGTTTCCATTGGATCCTCTCTCCATGTTGCAACTAATCTTGAAGTTAATGGAAACACTCCATCCACCAATACTACTTCAGGATCATTAATTGTTACTGGTGGTGCTGGTATCAGTGAGAATCTTTTCGTTGGTGGAAATGTAAGTGGTGTTGGTGGAACATTTACAGGTAATGTAAATGGTGTTGATGGAACATTTACAGGTAATGTAAGTGGTGTTGGTGGAACATTTACGGGTGATGGATCTTTTGCAAATGGTAGTGTTACTATTACAACTAATACTGTCACCGCAAACAATTTTAGTGGTGTTGCCACTCGTGCTGACAATGTTACCGGATCAGCAAACAGAGTGATATTTAATAGTGGCAATGATACTACGACAACCTCAGACAATCTTCAATTTGACGGAACCAATTTAACTGTTGGTGGAGATGTTACCGCATTTTCTGCATCTGATATTCGTTTAAAATCAAATATCACTTCTATTGCCGATGCAGTAAACAAAGTAAAATCCTTGAGAGGTGTAACTTTTGAATGGAATGAAAATTCTGAGCATGAAGGTTCTGATACAGGTGTAATTGCTCAAGAAGTTGATGCTCTTGGACTCGCAGGACTTGTTCAAGAAAGACAAAATGGATACTTAGCTGTTCGTTATGAAAAACTTATTCCTATTTTGATTGAGGCAATTAAAGAATTGAGTGATAAAGTTTCAATACTGGAACAAAGTCTAAATAACTAAAAAGTATATAAAATGGCAAATATACGTAAGTCATTTAATTTTAGGTCGGGTCTTCAAGTTGATAATGATAATTTTATAGTTAATGCAAATGGATTGGTTGGTATTGGTACATCCGTTCCTACACAATATCTTTTGAATGTATATGGTGATGCAAGAATTACTGGTTTAACTACTGCAAATAGTATATTCTTATCAGACAGTCTTGAAGTAACTGGTGTAACTACTGTTGGTTTTATAACTTCCAATAATTTAATTGTATCTAATGATGCAAACATTGGAGGTATTCTAACGGTTTCTCAATTTAAAGTAGGAAATTCAGAATTAGTAGATAATTTAATTGGATACGCTCGAACAACTTTTATTACTGATAATGGTGGTATAGGAATTAATACAATATCAAAAGTTGGTATTGGAACAGTAGTATCTCCAGGTGTTTCTGATCCACAATTACTTGTCTTGGGTGATGTTGATATAACAGGTGATTTAACTATAGGATCTGGAGTTACATTAACCAATACCGGAAATGCATCCTACTCTGGAGTAGTAACCGCAACAACATTTGATGGAGATATTGATGCTACACGTTTAACAACAGGAGCAATTCCTGATGCACGTTTTCCTGCAGCACTTCCTGCAATTTCTGGTGCAGCATTAACGAGTTTAAATGCAAGCAATATTTCTTCTGGAACGATCGATGCCGCAAGAGTTGCTACTCTCAATCAAGATACAACAGGAACTGCTGGTGGTCTTACTGGAACACCAAATGTTAATCTTGGAATAACAACAACCGGAAATCTTACTGCCGGATCTATTGTTGGTACAGGACTTTCAGTAACTTCTATTGGTATTGGAACTGCCATACCTGCTAATACATTTCAACAGAGAGCAACTGGTGCTACAGAACTTCAGGTTACGAGTGATACTGCATCGGCAAGTGTAACTGTCGGTAGAGAACCAGGAACTGGTAACACAAATAATGCAGAGTTTAGATATGGTGGTAGTGCTGGATTCCCATATAGTACTTCACAATCACTCGATTTAATTAATTATGGAACTGGTAACTTTAACTATTATTTAAGTGCTAATAATGCTGGTGCTGCAGCAGGAGATTATATTTGGCATAAAGGATCAAATAGTGATCAATTAATGTCTCTTACTAGAGATGGCAATTTAGGAATTGGTATTACAAATCCTACACAGTTATTAAATGTTCAGGGAACTTCCAAATTTACTGGTGATGCACAATTTGATAGTAATGTTACTATTGACGGAAATCTGACAGTTAATTTAGGTGGTTCTTTCTCTGTAAGTGGAGTTGTAAGTGCAACATCATTCAAGGGAGATCTTTTATCACCAAATGGATTATCTACTGTAATTGATACAGGAACCGGAAATGGTTCTGATGGATTATCATTTGTTAATACTAATGTAACAGATGGTATTTCTACTTTCAATCATTTACAACAAACTAATAACTCTTATGCTGCTTTTGCAACTGATGATCCGGAAGGTTATAATGCAATTGATGGTAATGCTCTAAGATTTGTAGTAAATCCACAAATATTACCAAGTGGAACTGGATCACCAAGAGTTGTTATTACTCAAAAAGGGTGTATTGGTTCGGGCACAACCAATCCACAGTGTGCTCTTGACTTAGGTTCTGCAACTGCTAATGATGATGGTGTATCATATTCCTCCGATAGGTTTATGATTCTACCTAAAGTTTCTACTACTAATAGAGGAAACTTAAATAACTTGACCGCTGGTGCTGTAATCTACAACACTTCACTTAATAAAATACAGGTCTATACAGGATCTGGATGGGAAACCGTAACTTCTAGCTAATAATATGGCAATTAAATCATCCGGATCACCTTTATCATTTTCGGAAATAGAATCTGAATTTGGGTCAAACAATTCCAGAAGTTTAGGAAATTATAGAGTAAGTCAAACTGTTGGGTCTTTATCTAATAAACCATTAGATACTGGTATACCGCAAAGTGGTCCAATAAGTTTTAGTCAGTTTTATGATAAAAGATTGAATGTTGTTGTTGACTTTCATACTGGTGGAACAGAAAGCAGACAAAATGCAAAGAGTAGATACAACAACAATAGTGTAACTGTTATTGGTGGATTTAGAGGTAGAAAGGAAGCAGGTTCAAAGATACTTATTCACGTTAATAAAACTATTGGATCTGCTAAAGGTAGTCAAAATAATGTTGCCTTAAGAACTGGTAATTGGGATTCTGATGTTGTTCTGAGTGTTGATGTTGGTAGTAGTGGAAGATTGTATGGTGCTGGTGGAGATGGAGGACAAGGTGCCGACAGTTGGTCTGATGGTGGTAGCACAAATGGTGGTAGTGGAGGAAATGGAACCTCTGCATTAGGCATTGAGCATGAGGAAACTGCTGTTAATGTTCAGAGTGGTGGGAAAATACACGCTGGAGCACCTGGCGGTGGAGGTGGAGCTGGTGCTCGTCAGGTTGACTCAGGTGCTGATAGAAGTGCCTGCGGTGGTGGCGGTGGTGGAGGAGCTGGTCTTCCTGCCGGAAATGGTGGAAGAGGTGGAGTAAGACAGTCAGGCAATGCCGACGAAGTTCAGAACGGTTCTGGTGGTTCTGCTGGTCAGCTAGAAGAAAATGGTGAAGGTGGATCAGGTGGAAATAATAAAAATGAAGCTATTGGTGCTAATGGTGGACGTGGTGGTGACTTTAATGGAGAACCCGCACAAGGCGGAAATGGTGGACGAAATTTAGATAGTTCAAATGGCAATGCTGGTAATAATGGATCTGCTATTCGTAGAAGCAGTGGAAGTATTCAAGTAGATATTACAAACGCAGGTGCGATACAAGGAGGAACAAACGATATAGGTATAGCATAAATATCTAAAAATACTTTGTTATGTCTGATAATTTTGTTGTGCGCTATCGTGGTGCATTTTCACGCAAAGAGTGTGCGGATCTCGTATCATATATTGATTACTTAGATGCTAATAATTTGTTATTTTATGATACCGAAAGACTT